GGTGGTGGAGGTTCAGGCGGTACAAACGATAGTTTTACCGGCGGTGGCGGTGGTGGAGGTGGCGGAGTAAGATTGTTATTTAATACTACTGGTAGACCAGCCTATCCAAACGCAAACCCTTAAACAAAATTAATCTAATTTAGTCAAACCAAGTACTGACTTAGCTATGTATTGAGATAACTGTTCTCTAGAAACAGTATCTCCAGCACCAAGCTTAGTGTGTTTTTTCTGCCACGTTTCTAACTCTTTTTTAAATTTATTTAACAGTTCGTTTATTTCTTTTAAAGCTGTTTCTGTTTGAGCTTTAATTTCAGGTGTTTCTGGTTCAAATAAACCAGCTAATTTCCAATCCAAAGCTGTTTTTGGTTGAGTAGGGTCAATATCACTTTCACTAGCTGTATCTCCTCCACCTGCTTCACTACCAACTCCCGCCCATGATTCGGCAATAACTTTATACTTTGCTTGTAGATCTTTAATTTGGTCGGTTTTCATTTACTATATTATTTACCAGCTTACAGTAAATATTTACATTCTATGGAGCAGTCTGCAAACAATCTAACATACGAGTTTCATAAAGAGTTAAATCCTTTAGTATGGGAAAACAAAAAGCTTAAACCTCTAATAAAGGAAAAGCTATTGGAAATAGCAGAAGCCTTTTTAGAAACATTAGATATAGATGTAGATGTAGAGGATATAACTCTTACAGGTTCATTAGCTAACTATAACTATACCAAGTATAGTGACTTTGATCTACATATTTTAACTGATTATAATGAGTATGATGTAGAAGAGGAACTATTAAAAGATTACTTTAATGCTAAGAAAACTATATGGAACACTACTCGAGACATTACTATAAAAGGTTATGATGTAGAGGTTTATATACAAGATATGTCCGAACCACATCATTCTACTGGTGTGTATTCTATAAAAAACGATGAATGGATAACAGAACCTAGACCTACGAAAGACAAGCAAGATATTGATAAAGACTTGGTTAACAAGAAGATCAAAGCTATGAAAGATCTTATAGATTATGCAATTAGCTCAGATTGTGATGTAGAATGTGCTGAAAAAGCTAAAGAAAAGTTTATGGAATTACGCAAAGCAGGGTTAGAAAAAGCTGGTGAATTATCTCCAGAAAACCTTGCATTTAAAGAACTTAGAAGAACCGGTGATGTTGAAAGAATGGTACAAGGTATATTGGATAAAAAGAGTAAAAAGCTTTCTTTAGACAGCGCTATGCAAAAAGAAAACTTTAAAGAGTTTATGGGATTAGGAGGTAAAGGTAGTAGAGGCCCCCGTCATTTGAGTCCAACTGCTGGTATGAACAAATTAGGACAAGCAGAAAAGGGTATTGGTATGGTAGCTGCTGTACATAAACGTAAAGACTCTATACCAGTACACAACTTAAAGAAAAAACAAACCGGTCAATCACCTATTAGTAATGATCAAGCAATGCAACTTATTGCACAATATAATCTTGATATTAATAAGATTAAATCCGGTCACCCACGAGGCCTAAGCAATGGCGGTATGTATTTAGGTTTTAATCCACATACAAACACCTTTTATTTGAGTAAGTATTAAATTAACATTTTATGAAGAGCGTGAACGTTTTACAAATTAAGTACGAATTATCTTATATTACAGAATCTATCAATGATTTGTACTTTAATGCATTTGCAGAAGCCTTAGTACCAGGTGTAACACCTGCTGCTCCAGCCCCTGCTGCTGCACCAGCCCCTGCAGCACCGGTTACAACAACTCAAACCCCTGCAACAAGTGCTACAACTCAACCAACTGCACCTGCTGCTGGTACAGCTCCTCAACCAGCTCAAGCTACTCCTGCTCAACAACAACAGCAACAAACCCCTCAAACCCCTCAAGATTTAGAAAAAGCAGTAGAAAAGGATAAAACTCAATTACCTGGCTTAATACAAGCAATTGTTTCTAAACTCAACCCTCAAGATAAAGTTGAATTACAGAAAATCGTAGCTCAAAATAACGTGCAAGCTTTAAATGCGTTTATTGCAAAACACGCCCCTGCTACAAAAACTCAAGAAGAAGCTTACTTAAGCGAACACGTAAAAACGATTCTTAAATATGTAGATACACTTTCTAATAAAGAAGAAGTACGTAAAGGTATACAAGAGTTTGTTGAATCAAATGGCAATATAGAGGTACTTAAAAAATATGATCCAAACTTTGAAGAGAATCTTTTAGGTTTATACAGAGAAGGTTATATTAATGAAGGCATATTAGGAGCTATTGGTTCCGGTTTAAAGAGCGTATGGCAAGGTATTAAGAATTTAGGAAAAGAGGCTCTGCCAGTTTTAGGTAAATACGGTCCTTGGGCTGCATTAGGTGCATTAGCTGGTGGACCACTTGGTGCTATGGCAATGCCATTAATTGCAAAAGCTCTCGGTGGTAGCGGTGGTACTGAAGCTAAACCAGGAGAAGAAAAAGAAAAACCTAAACCAATTGGTAAGATGACTACGGCTGATCTTTCTACTGTAAGTGATGAAAAGTATATTTCATTACCTTTAGTTGCAGCTAAAAATAAATTTAAACTTATCGATCTTACTCCAGAGGAAGAAAAAGAAATTGAAAGCGGTGCAATACTTAACGTAACTGATAACAATCAAAATACAGTACAGTTTACGTATAAAAACGGTTTATTGTCAGGTATTAAGGTTTCTGGTAATGACACTGCACCAACAGCACCAGCACCTAGCCTAACACCAGCAGTAGCAACTCCTACTCCATCTCCTACACCTCCGGTTTTAAAGCCGAAACCATCAGTTAAACCAAAGCCTCGCGCTCCAAAAGTAGCGGTTAAACCAAAACCTACAGCACCAAAGCCAGTAGCACCAAAAGCTCCTAAAGCAAAACCTGGGGTTATAAATACACCAAGTAAACAATTTACCCCAGCACAAAAACAAAACGCTAAAAAAGAACTAAGACAGTTAACTCGTATACCAAAAGCAAGAAGAACAACTGATCAAGATAAAAGAATACAAGATTTAAATAAAATTGTAGTAGGGGAAACATTTGTAAGTCTAGCTGATAAAGTTTTAAACAATCTACGTAACAGTTCTAGTGCTACTCCAATTGAAAGAGCTAATGGATAATGAATGAGTACAGTTGTACAACAATCCATTCTTAATAAAAATAGGAAAGACAAGTTTTTACTTGTCTTGACGTTACCTTCTATTCTTAAAACAGCTAATAAACCAGATCAAGGTGATCGAGGCAGCAAGTACATAAATTTAGATACGTTACAGTATTCAATTTACGGAACTGTAGTACCTGATACAACAGTTGCTGAAATAGATCTAGCTTACGGTGGACAAACAGCTAAGGTTACTAGTTACACTAGAAGTGCTTACAAAGCTATAACAGTAAACTTTACTGTTGATAATGAGTTTAATAATTGGTGGGTTTTATGGTATTGGTTGAATATTATAAACGACTCTTACACCAGTACATACAACAATGAAGGCTTAGCTGCAACGGATATGTTCACAAACATAGACGATTATCAAACGAACATTACAGTATACGGATTAGATGAGTATAATAACAAAAAAATACAATGGGATTACTCAAAAGCTTTTATTACAAGTTTAGGGGAAATTGGTTATAATTATCGGGAAGGAGATCAAATCGAGTCTTCTTTCACTTTTGCATTTAATCAGTTAAGTGTTCAATTACTTTAATAAAGTCTGCGTTTTGGGGGCAAAAACTCATAAATAATATTAGAAACTTTAAACCATATGGCATCACTACGTACAATTCAATCCCCAGGTGTAGAAATTCGTGAAATTGACCTTTCTACAAGAGCAGTAACACCAGCAGGTACTAACGTTTTAGTAACTGGTTTCGCTCCACAAGGTCCAACTTACGAAGTTGTAACACTCGCTTCTTTAAGCGATTTCCAAACCGTATTCGGCACACCAACAAACGCTGCAGAACGTTATTTCTACTATTCTGTAAATCAGCTTTTCACAGCTGGTGGTAATCCTACTATTCAAGCTGTTAGATTACCTTACGGTGCAGGTACCGGTGCAGGTACGTCAAGCAATTATAGTGCATTAGCATTCCCAGTAGTTGCGGTTCCTTCTAATACTTCAACATATGGTGCAGCTGCTGCAGTCGCGGGTACAATTCCACTTAGCTCTGCTCAAGGTTATTATCTTGGTGCACCAGCTCTTGTTTCTTTAACAGAAGCTCAATACAATACAATTACTCAAGGCGGTATTCCTTGGACAACAACAACCGGTAATGCTGGTTTAAGTAGCTTTATTCTTTCTGGTGCTGGTGTAGTTAACAGTCTTAGTGCTGCTGGTTTAGTTATTGTTAACTCTTCAAAAGCTACTATCGATGAAATGTTTAACGGTTATTATTTAAACATTGGTGACGGTTATAGCAATAACCCAACATCTGATTATGATGATGTAGTTCAAATAGAAACAATCACCAGCAACTACTTTGTTGATGGCCAGACAGCAAATCTTTCACCTTACACGACAGTACCTAATACTCGTTTAGGTTTTACATTAAGCGCAACTTACGTTCAAAACATTGGTAGTATTTCAAGAGATATTGAAAATATTCCAACATTTAACATTGCTGCATCAGGTTATAGCGATAATGTTATCATTTCGCTCTTTAAAGTGCGTCCAAGTCCATTCTCACCTGGCGCTACAACGTTATCATACGTATTACAAGAATCTTATACAGGTTCCTTCTACTCTCAACGTTTACAGCAAGATCCAAACGGTGGTGTTCCAACATCTCTTTACTTGCCAACATTAGCTGCAAATTCTGCTAACCTAGAAGTACTTGTTAACCCGAATATCTCTAGCTTAACAAATTGGTTAGATGCTAATGGTAACTCTACTAAGAGAGTAAGAATTTATAAGCCAAATACGCTTAGCACGATGGCTGCTACTCTCTCAACAGATCCAGATTACACTTATTATACAGCAGCCTCTGCTTACCTAAGTGTTGCAGCTGGTACATTCTTACCTGCTAACAGTCTGTTCCCACTTGGTGTATTTGCTGATACATTACCATTAATTAGCTCTAAGGCTGTTGGTAACGTTTCTGCTAAATTAAATTACGTATTAGAAAACGTAGCAGCAAATCCAGATCTAGTACCAATTGATATTACAGTTGATGCTGGTCTTTCAACGATTTATGCAGGTACTCAAGTACTTGGTACATCTCAATTCGATGATAACGCTATAAGTTCAACATTAACTGCGCAAGTTAACGCTCTTACAGCTTCTAACGGTAACCCAGTAAGCAATACATTAATACAGAGCTGGAATACAATTACTTCTCAGTTCTTAAACTTTGCAACATCTGAACGTAAAGATCATATCTTTATTTCTGACCCATTACGTTATATTTTCGTAACAGGCTCAAGCTTTAAGACGCTTAATGATATTGTAAACAATAACTTCTCGCAAAACATTTACTGGCCACTACGTAACTCGTATGCTGGGTTTAATTCAAGCTATGGTGTAGCATATGGTAACTGGGTACAAGCTCAGGACATCTTTACATCTCAATCAGTTTGGTTACCATTCTCGGGGTATGCAGCAGCAATGATAACAGCTAGCGATAGCAACAATTATCAATGGACAGCTCCTGCAGGTCTTAACCGCGGTATTATCAACGGTCTTTCAGATCTCGGTGTTAACCCACAACAGAAACAACGGGACTTACTTTACAAGTCCTCAATTAACCCTGTTGTATACTTCCCAAATCAAGGATATACAGTATTTGGTCAAAAGACTCTATTAACAAACCCAAGCGCATTCGATCGTATTAATGTACGTCGTTTATTCTTGTTCCTTGAAAAGACAGCTCAAGCAACGTTAAAGTATTTCGTATTTGAACCAAACACTACATTCACTCGTAGTAGAGTAGTTAATACATTAACACCTGTATTTGAGTTAGCTAAGAATACACAAGGTCTATATGACTACTTAATCGTATGTAATGAAACTAACAACACTCCAGATGTTATCGATGATAATACACTTGTTGTTGACATTTACATTAAACCAGTTCGTACTGCAGAGTTTATCTTAGTTAACTTCTACGCTACTAAGACATCTCAAAACTTTACTGAACTACTACAGTAACTCTTACAACTTTAATAGTAAATATTTAAAACATTATGCCACAGACAATACAAGACTTCTACAGGGTAGCACAACAGCGCGGATTCGCACGTGATTTCATGATGAGAGTTCGCTCTATTGGTGAGACATCATTTAACGAAGACGATTTTGTGTATGTTACCACCAAAACTCTTCCAGGGCGCGATATTACTAATCAGGCAGTAGCTTATATGGGGTTAAGTTTTAATGCTCCTGGTACAGTTAAGTACCCAGGTTCAGAAGGCTGGACTTTAAGATTCCGTGCTGATAGAAATGGTATTATTCGTCAAAAATTAGAAAACTGGCAAATTAATGAAGTGTTTGATGATTCAACAAGTACTGGAGATTTAAGTCTACGTGGTACTGATAAAGTCATTCAACTTGACTTAATTGATGAAAGCCAAAACGTTCTTAATACATACAAGCTATTTGGTGTATACATTCAAAGCATTGCAGAAGTAACAGGTTATGATAATGCTGGTGATGGTAAACCATTAGAATTTGATGTAAAATTAGCTTATCAGTATTGGAGACATGAAGCTCAAACATCATAATTAAAGTACTTTAATTATACTAAAAGCCCTGGTAAAACAGGGCTTTTTTATTGTTCGTACATTAAGTATTAATAATGGCCTTAGGTAATGGAATAATAGATTTTTATAAAACAGCAACATCTAAAGGATTTGCTAGAGCAAATCTATTTAGAGTTAAGCAAATCACCAATCAAGTATTTGATGAGGTTTCTAACGATACTACTGCTAATCTATATCTCTATGTACAGGAAGGAACAATACCTGCCCGTAATATATCCACTGCTACAGTAGACTTTAAATCGTTTAAGTTCAATATACCAATGGCAGCAAATTACCCAGATTCCGGTGGTGGTTGGACTGTAACGTTTTTCTGTGATAAAGAGTACATACTAAGAGAAGTTCTGGAAAATTGGTCGGTAGGAACCTTTGATGAGCATTCCGGTGTAGCAGCATTACCGAATTGGTGGGACTGTGATGTAGTTTTATCAGTACTAGATAACTCAAGTACGTCTCAAAATAGTTTAGTAGGCTCTGTTTTAAATATATTAGGTATTGGTGGAGCAACAAGTGCACCAGGTGGTCAAGACTACTTACAAGAAATAAGAACATACACTCTTAAAGGCGCTTTCCCAACCGCTATTTCAAGTATAGGTTATAAAATGGCAGATGGTGGTACTATTGCTACTGCGTCTGTTAATGTAGCATTTCAATATGTTATATCAGAAAATTTAAATAGTGGTGGTAGTAGCAATACTAATGAGTTAAATTTATTAACTAACGTAGTACAGCAAGTATTTAACATTCCGTAATTATGGGTCAAATAACAAATCAGACTATTGCAGATTTTTACAGGCAAGCGCAAAAGGTTGGTTTTGCGCGAGACTTTCAATTTAAAGTAGTGGCGTTTAGAGTAAATGGTATTGAGTTAGGACCAAGAGATTTAGTATTTTTAAAAACAGCTAGTTTACCTGGTAAAACAATTAATACTGTAACTGCTAACTTCATGGGAGTAGACTTTCAAATACCTGGTACGGTTAAATACGATAACAATAATAACTGGCAAGTAACATTCTATTGTACACAAGATTATCATGTAAGAAAGCTTTTAGAGTCGTCAATGTCAGATACGTTTAATATAAGAACGTCTACTGGTAATATGGAGCCTAGAGATCCTACATTAAATGTTATAAAACTATCCTTAGTAGACGATCAATTAAATGAAATTAGAACATATATACTACACGGCGCTTTTGTTACTGGTGTAGGAGATATGGGGTTTGATGCTACTAAAGATGGCGGAGTACAAGAGGTTTCAGCTACAATAGCGTATCAGTATTGGACTACAGCTCCAAGCTCAGATATTTCAGAAATAGAAGATGTAATAAACATAGCAGAATCTTTATTAGGTTAACATTATGGCATATATTATAGGTCCAAACGCTCAAATAGTACCGTACGGTTCTTTACAAAATAGGAACGGTATAGGGTCTGACGTACAGTCGTTTTTAAGCTTTTTAAGTTCTCCAGACACTCAAATACCGTTACAGTCTAACTTTCTCATAGTATTTGATAGATTACCTGGAGCGTTTCTTAACGGTAATACATTTCCGGCCTCTTTTGAAAATCAGTGGAATATACAAAACACACAAGACGCTTTAATACAGGTAATTACATCTAATCAAAACTCACCGTTCGGTGGTTATGCTTGTTTATTTGCACAAGGGTTTTCCTCTCCTACTGAAAATGTAGATATAGCTCGTCAAAACGTATTATCTGGACCTTCTGGTGGTTTAATAGGTGGTCTTACTAGTGCGGGTAGAGCGCCTTTTAATAGTTTAGATATAGACTTTTTAGAAACCAACAGTTCTTTTATAGACTTTGTTATTAGACCGTGGGTAGCGCTGATTGGACATTATGGGTTAATAAATAGAGATCCTAACTCAGCTCAAAACGTAAAAGCAGATATTTCAGCAGTATTGTTTGATAAAAATAACAACAACAATATAAGAAAAATATTTTCGTTTAAAGGTTGTGCACCTACAGGAGTAGGTACCATAGCACATGTATATGGAGACGATAGAGCATCTACAGCAAATAAAGTATCTTTCCAATACAACACGTACGGTATAAGCTACAGCTCTGGTACTGCTTCCGGTGGATTGTCTTATTAAGTAGATATTTTTACTGGTTATATAAATAAAATATAACTATGGGATTTGTTTATGGAGTTAAACTACCGGGCCTTGATAAAAAAATATGGGCAAAAGAACTTACATCTAAGTTGTATAGAGATTTAGTTAAATCCCTTTATAACACTGATAGTACAGCGTTTTTACAACATCTTAACTTTATAATTGAACACGTTTCTCCCGGGATACTACAAGAAGACCTTAATGTTATAGATAAGGTTATTCTTTTACTTAATATGAGAGCAATTTCTATTAATCCGGATCTTAAATTGAAAGCAACTTGCCCTATAACAAAGAAAGAATTTGAAAAAAATATAAAGATAGAAGAAGTATTGAGTAAATTTGAAAACTTTAAATATAATGGTAATGTTGAATGTGATGGAATAAAGATATCTCACAGCATTATTAAAGCAAAAGACGAATTTAATTTTATAGATATAGATCAAGAAAAGTTATTTTCCTACCGTCTTGCGTCTAGTATTGATAGTATTTGTGTTGATAATAAAGATATACTATTTAAAGACCTTTCATTTGAGGAAAGAGTGCAGGTTGTAGAAACGTTACCGTTAAACGTAACAACTAAAGTGCAGGAATCTTTAAGCAGTATTGAAGAAGAGTTATCCAAAACAAAGCTACTTTCAATACATTCTCCGTTTGCAAAGGTATATGTTGTAGATATACCAGTTTCAACTAATGTGGTTGTTTTACTTGAGTTTTGTAAATCAGTCTTTAATGACGATCTAGGCAACTTGTATAGGTTAAATTTTAATTTAGTTAATAAAGCAGGTTTTACACCGGAATACGCTGATAGTATACCACCATCAGAACAATTACTTTATTGGATGTATTTTGTACAACAAGCACAAAAAGAACAACAAGCGGCAGAAGGCACCTCTAGTAACAATCCGTCATTTAACGGTAGTAAGGTCGGGGTAGAAACACCAAGTGAATTCACTTGAAAACCAGATTCTTTTAGTAAATCTATATAAATGAGCAGTAATTTTAATAACATTATTTCCGTACTGGATACAATTAATAAGAACGCAACTGTACCAGTATATATACCTAGTTTAAAAAGAGAAGTAAAGTTTAAAAATCTCAACACCGGTCAACAGAAGAACCTTTTAAAAGCAGCAGTTGATAACCCTGTATTTCAAACACGTTTTACTATTGCCTTGTATAATATTATTGTAGAGAATTGCACTGAGAAAGACATATTAATTTCTTTAACAACTATAGATAGTGCTGCAATTGCTGTACAGCTTAAGATAGCTGCAAGCGGTGCAACCTACACATTAAATCAAAATGATAAAAAATACAAGATTGACCTTCAATCTGTTGTAGACAAATTTAAGGCTTCTTCTACTCTTGATCCTGAAACTATTTCAGACACTCCTTTTACTGTACAGGTCGGTATGCCTTTATTTGTAGAACAATACAATCTAGAAAAACAACTTAGAGAAAAAGATTTAAATGATCAACAAGTTGTAAACACTCAATTAACAGAAACAATTGGTGATGCATTTATTGGGGAAGTATCAAAGTTTATTAAAGAAATTAGTGTATTTCATGATAATACAGATGAGTCTCTTGGTTATAAGTCTTTACCGTTTACCAAACGACACACTATATTAGAAAAAATTCCTACTACAGTTATTAAGAACGTGTTAAATTATATGGAAAAATACGTTTCTATACAGAAGGATATATTAACTGTTACTGGAACGGATATAGATACTGAAGAAACTGTTAGTGATTTGTTACTTTCTATTGATACTACCTTGTTTGTTGTTAACTAATAATACTTAAGAGGTACATCTGGTACCTAAGTATTTAATATGGCAGATACTAACAAGGATAAAGGAGTAGCACCAGCTAAGCCTGCAGCTACATCTAAAACAGCTGATGCTGGCCCTATACCTAAAAAGTGGTTAGATAGTATGCTCGCTCAATCTAAGGATTTACCGAAAGGTTTAGAAGCAATACAAAAACAGTTATCTACAGGAGATACAAGAGTTGTTAATCAATTAGTGTTGCAAACTGCTGTTTTAAATGATATAGCTAAAGCTGTTGGTCCGGATCTTAGAAACACTTTACTTGATACTTTTAAATCGTTTAAAAAAGATACTCAAGATAAAGAAGAAGAGAAAACATACAAAGACCGTAAAAAACAAAAAGATAAAGAAAAAGCTGATGATGAAACTAAATTGGTGAAAGATTTAGGCAATGTTGTGTCTAAAGCTACAAAACAATCTACAGGAGATGAAAGTGAAGCTGCTAATAAAGCAGCTTTAGAAGCAAAAATTGCTAATGCAGAAAGCGGTAAAGTTGAAGTAACGCCTACTACTATAGTTGGTATAAAAAAAGAAGTAGCAGAAGAATTAGGCAAGTCTATTGCTTTAGCTTTAAAAGGAATAAAAACAGATACTGGTGGAGTAGCAGGCTTCTTCACGACAATAGTAAATGCAGTAAAATCTCTAGGACCTGCCTTAGCTTCTTTAGGTAAAGGTTTAGGGAACGGGTTTGCCGGTCTAGGTAAAGGTATTGGTGCAGGTATAGCAGGAGTAGGTAAAGGAATTGGTGGTTTCTTGGCAGGTATTGGGGAAGGATTTAAAATACTAGGACCTGGCTTAAAAGCTTTTGCAAACCCTCAAGCTGCTATAGGTTTAGGTTTAGTGGTGCTTGCTATAAACGGTTTAGCTTTAGCTTTAAGATTAGCTGCACCTGCAATAGCAGCAGCAATGCCGTTCTTCGTAAAATTAGCAGAAGTATTAGGTACAGTACTAATGCACGCAATAGATAAGATACCTGATATGATTAAAGCCGTAGGGGTCGCTATTGGAACTGTATTAACTATGGCCGGGCCTGTAATTATACAACTTACTAAGGTTATAGGTACGTATTTAATTAATGTTATAAAAAATATTGGTACTACTATTGAAAATTTAGTTAAAATAGCAGGTCCATTTATTGTACAAATTGTTAAAATAGTTAAAGAAGCAGTGGTACAATTAGCGCCTTACGTGGTACAGATAGTTAAAACTGTTAAAGATGCATTTGTACAGTTGGCTCCTTTTGCAGTACAAATTATTAAACTGTTTAAAGAAACTGTTGCCATAGTAATGCCGTACATATTAGAATTAGGTAGAGCTATTAAAGATATACTCGTTACAGCTTTAGATCTTTTAAAACCAGTATTACTAGCATTAGTACCTATATTAGACAAAGTAGTAACGTTTTTAGGTACAAACTTAACTGAAGCTATAAAATATGTCGGACCAGTACTAAAAGATTTGAGTGAAAGTATAAAGATTGCAGTTGCCGGTTTATCTGACATATTAACTGGAGTAATTACTCTTGCAACTCATTTGGTTGACGATATAAAAGATATATTTGTTAAGGGGGTAGATGGTATAACGGATTTAGTACATACAATAGGAGATACAGTACAGGGCTCTATTAAAGCTATTGGAGATTCTATTGTTAATGTAATTAACACGGTTACTGATAGTATTGTTCGTTTAAGTACAGTAAGTGGAGATAAATTAAAAGAAACAGCAGGTGGTATAGCAGCAGTTGCTGGTGCTATGGCTTTATTTGCAGGTGGAGCAGTAGCAAGTGGTTTTGGAAACCTTATAGGTGGTTTAGCTTCTAAGATAGGTGGTCAAAAGCCTCCTTTAGAGCAACTAATAGCTATAGGAGAACAAGCAGATAATTTCACTAAGGTAGCTGATGGACTGAAGCAAGTAAAAGAAAGTATGATCTCTTTTAGTGGTCTTAAAGTAGATTTAGATCCTATTAAAAAGTTTGCAGACGTAATAGGTGTACTTAAAGATAAATTATCAAATACGGTAGGTAGCGTATTTAGCGGAATTACAAGTAAAGTAACTGGTACTAATCCGTTAGATTTAATAGTTAGTATAGCAGATCACGCTGATAGTATAGATGATGTGGCTGATAGTATTAAATCTCTTATTGATAATTTTAACAAGGCAGATGTTGCAAAAATAACTGCTGTAATGGCAGCACTTGCAATGACTCCAACTCAAGCTGCTGTTTTAACTCAAACAGCAGCTGCTCCAAGTACTCCTGCTACTCAAACAGCAGCTAGTGTAAGCGGAGCAAGCGAAAGCGCTACAACTACAACTAGCCAAACAACCAAAGTTAATACCGTAAATGAACAGGTAACTAATCTTAACAAATTATCTACTCAAGCAGCTACACCATCAGTAGAAGTACCGCAAATGAGAGAAGTTAATGAAAACCTTCAACTTGTAGCAGCTAAACTAGATAGTTTAATAAAATTAACTCAAGTTCAAATCGAAATTGAAACTAAAGATACAAGAAAAGGAGAAGCAAGTATAGCGTCTACTACAACTAGTACAAATCAAGTTATTTCTAATAGTAATCCTAACATTACTATAAACGGAGATTCCGGTAATAGAGACATTCCTTACCTAGAACGTAATAAGTATAGACAAACCTTAATGTACACAAGAGGATTATTATAACATGGCCACTCCTTCTATACCTAATTACAATCCTATACTATTTCAATGGAACTCTCCAACTAACGATTTAGGTTCTTTTGTATTAGGTCCTGTATCAAATGATAGTTATGATGAAAACGATGTTAGCGGTGTAATAGATGTGTTTAACACTTTTGATTGGACTTTGACACCTCCAGATGGTCGCCAACATATACCTAAAGTTATATTAACTGAATATAGGCAGAATTTATCTAGTGAATTACAAGGTTATTTATATAGCGCGAGAGGTCAATTAACAAATGTACAAGTAGCAGCAGCTGTAGGTGCACCTGCTGGTCAAGCATTTACTAATAATGCTAGTACAGCTGTAAAAGATGTTACTAATAATAACGCATTAGGAGATATTGCACAAAAAGCTTTAAACACAGCCTCCCAACAGCTTCAAAAAATTAGTAATTCGGATGCAGTATCAAAGTTACCGGACTGGGCTACAGGACCTTTTTCTCCGTATGATGGTTTATATTCTATAGTACCAACAGGTTTTAGTTATGTTTTACCGTATTATTCAGACAATGGAACAGTGCAAGTTAGTAATCAATGGGGTGAAGCAGGTAGTGACTTTGTAAATGCAGCTGGTGGTGTTCTTGGTGGTTTAAAAACAATGTTAGGTGGTGGTAAAGGCGCAGAAGGCGGTACAGACGCAAAAACCTCGGGCGGACCTGGAGTAATAGGTAAATTAGTTCAAGGCGGTACTCAAGTGTTTAAAAACCTACCTGCTATGGGGTATGCTGCAACTGCTGGTGTATCTGTGGCAGAAAAACCTCAAGCGTATAAAGGTTCTTCAGCAATGGAAGATGCTGTTGTAGATTTTTATCTATATAATACAACAGATAGCGATGTTACAGCTATACAGAAAAACTGGGAGCTTTGTTACCTGTTAACGTATCAAAATTTACCTAACAGAAAGGGTATTAATTTTCTCGATGCCCCTTGCTTGTATGAAGTAAAAATACCAGGTTATAAGTATCTACCTATAGCAACTCTATCTAACATATCAGTTACAAATGTAGGTAATGTAAGGTTAATAGATATTACTACCGGCGAAGTTGTCAATAACGGTAATACAACTGGTCCTAAAATTAAAATGATTCCTGAAGCGTATCATATAACTTTAACGTTTAAAGGTGTTTTAATTAATAGCCAAAACTTATTTTTGTTTAATGCTGATCCTGAACAATCAGTTAGTATAAGCGTATCATAAAATGAATCAAACCCCTCAAAAACAAAACGATATTACAGCTTTAACTCCTTTAGAGAGTTTTAGATATGAAAACATTTTTAATGTATATAAAAATGATAATAACGATTATTTTTATAACATTTTAAGTAAAGTTAATTTTCCAGCTGTTATAGATGAAAGTTATTATGATACATATACTGTATCTACTAATTCTTCTCCGTATACATTTATATCCTACAGAATTTACGGTACTACATTATTATGGTGGTTAATTTGTGCAGTTAACAATATTAAGAACCCTGTATTTTTTCCACAACCAAATACTCAATTAAAGTACTTAAAACCAGAATATGTTCGGTTAGTACTTAATCAAATAATCAATTCTTAATGGCAGCAGAAAACATTACAAGTCAGCTAAGAGTTAATGGTCAAACATATAACTTTAATCTATTCCTGTATAATGCACAGGGTATAATGTTTCCTATCAACACAGCTGCTTTAGTACAGCTTTCTATTGAAGAAGATTCTAGAGAGTGGTTTAAACGTGGCTCTATTATATTAGACAACAAAGAAAATATAATAGAACGTAGACCGAATGAATTCGTAAGTGCAGATGCTAATTATAAGTTTCGTAATGATGGTAGAGATATGCTATTAGTATACATTAAACCAGTATATGATAGTCCTACAACAACTATACAAGACGATCCATTCCCTTCTGATGGTTGGGAATTACATTACATATTTTCTGTATATGATGTAGAAGATTTACCAGGAGATACACTTTCAAATAAAAAAATTAAATTGTATTTGTGGGAATATGATTACCAGCTTTTTGTAGAAACAACTACAAGTGGTTGGTGTACTAACAATGCATTATATAATTTATACCCTGAATTAAACGGTAAATCTAGTATACTACCAGACTCCCAACGTAAAATACCTACAGGTTTAGCTATAAAAGATCTTATTAGTACAGTTTTAGATGCTAGAAGTAGTAAGCAAATATTTAGTGATAATTGGGATCCAGGCGCAAGTAATATATTCTATACCCCACCTACTAATAATAACTCTATTGATGATTTAGATTATCTTTTTAATAAACACGTAGCAAGTAAAAAATATGGTCAAATAGACGGAGACGTACCTCTATTATATAGAATGAGATACGATAAGAAATGGATACTAACATCTCTTTCAAGTCAACTTTCTTTAGCTGTAGATAATGGTCAAGCTGGTCCCCTACAATCAGAGCAGTTTTATATAACGTCTACTACACCTACTGGGGTTATTATACCATCATTATTTAAAACACCACAATCAAACGGTAAAGATCGTAATTTAAATTTAGGTTATTTAAGTTCTATTAGCAACTATCAATTTGTTGATATGTCCGCTTTAGATAACACATTTACACTTATTAATCTACCTTGTTCAAGTAATAGTACTACTACAAAACAGTTTAATATAGATGTAGCTGATACTACTATACAAAGCACTAAAGATTACTTTCAGGCAAACTACGTAAACAAGTTTAGTAATAATAAATCTCCAACAGCCATGCTTTCTTTGAACAAAACTAAAACTCAAAGCTTAGCTTATAAACAGCCATATTCTTATAGTTCTACAAAACTAGAAAGATATCCAGATGCTAGGAACAGAATATTAAAATCAGGATTCTTTTTAAATCAATGTATTAATTTTACTGTACCTGGTAGTACAGTACGTATGGCAAATACGTTTATAGGGTTGGATCGACGTACAGGTTCAGTAGATGCTGATTTTGATGAGAAACTTCTCGGTCAATGGTATATAATAAAGGTTACCCATACTTTTACTCAAAATAGTTATACAAATACAATTACCGCTGTGAAACCACATGCGGATAAGAATATACAGATACAAGATAATGTACTGTAACAATAATGTTTACTAGGTAAGTATATATAATGGCTAACACAGTAGTCAAAACGTTTGATCTATATAATTCCACTTTCTATTGGAATGGATACACGTTAAGTAATGCACTGAGCACTCAATTAAGTGTTACGCAAGCGTATTACGCTACTCAA